GTCGGTTCGAGAACGCGCGCGTGCGTGAACACTTCCTGCCCGCTGACAACATCGCTGTATATCGCGATCAATCGCGTTGCCGGAATATGCACCCACCACGGACGCGCGCCTAATTCACGCTCCTGCGCGATCGTCGCCTGTGGCGGAACGTTCTTCGTGTAATCGATCAGAATCCAGGCGATCGCGTGCGCGATGCCGCTGAAAAATGTGGACTGCGCAAAGACATTGAGATGATTTCCCTTGCCGTCGATATCTTCCGCAAGTTCCTTGAGCGGATCCGACGCACTATCGTCTTTCAGAGAGACTTCCTCCGTGAAAGGCTTTGCCGCCAATCCCTCGACGATATCGCCGAAAATATTCGTGAACTTGGCGACATTGCGCCGACGTTCATAGTCGTCCTCTGTCTCCATCGGAAATTTCGGAAGATACGTTTTCCCGGCTTTGCGCATTGCATCGGCGCCGCCAAGGATCGCGTCCACCTTTTGCCAGTAGGCGCACATCGCGTTGTAAGCGGAGGACGTGGAGTCGGGAGTGTCATTTGCCATCTTCAATGTCCCTGATATGTGCCGACAAGTGCAGTCGGAACGCGACGTCGCACGTTCTCGACGGCGTACCGTCCCGAGTCGATGCAGTGGTTGCCTTTATCTTCAAGATCGGTCGTGATCGCGTTCGTCTTTTTGTCGATCTTGTAAGCGAATTCCTTGAATTCCTTGGCGGTGTACTTGCACTCGGGATGGATCACGATGTCGTAAGATTTCAGAAATTCGATACCATCCTCGACGGAGCCCGCACCCTTGATGGCGTTCCGCATTTGCGGATATCCATGCTTTTGCATGTAACTGATCGTTTCCGGCCGCGCGCTGTCAGCAATGATCGGCACACGGCGGGCGAGGGACCGCCAATTCGGATCGGTATGCTTGCGCTCCCAATCGGGGTCCAGCTTGTCGAATAGCGCCGGCGTGCGATCGATCTCGCATCCGACCTGATACACCTCGCGCCAGATGTAGAGCGTGCGACCGACGATGAAGCACAGCAGCCCGGCAGTCGGGTCGACGGAAAAGCCCCAATCGGCGCCGCCGAGAATTTCCACGCCGGGCGGCGGGCCGTCGAAATGCTCAACCTTGAAATTCCGGAACACTTGCGCGTCGGAATTGGTCCGATAGTGCCCGCACCAAATCCATTGATAACGGTCCGGGTCGCGCGCCTTGTCGCGCTCCATGTCTTTCCGCAGATCGTCCGGAAACCATGGGTTGTCCCAATAGTTCACGTCGACAAGCGCGAAGTCCGGATCGTCGCGGGATTCGAGGAAGAACTTATCGACTGGATCGTCTTGCTTTTCCGGGTTCCATGAGAATCGCTGTTGCGTGCCGGGCGCGCGGAATGTCGGAATGGCAAGGTCGAGCGATCGTTGCGTGAGCGTCTGCGCTTCCTCGTAATGCGCCCGGTTGAAGCCTTCCAGCGACTTGATCGACGCCGCAGTGTGGTTCTGTAGACCGCGGAAAATGGCGAGGCTGTCCGTATGCTTGGCGACAATCTCGCGTTCGGTGATCTTGAACCACGGCGCGATTGACCACCGCTTGCCGGTCTCGACGTCCACCGCTTGCAACCGATTGATTGCGTCCTCAATGCCTTGCTTGATCGAGTCCTTGATGCTGTTCTGCACCTCGCGGACGCAGGCGATGCGCGTATGCTGCGCGAACATTTCCTCGACGGTTTGCGTCATGAAAAACCATGACTTGCCCGAGCCACGCCCGCCGCGCGCACCCTGAAACCGCTGCCCGTTGAGCAACGGCAGGAACGCCGGCGCGGTCGGAATATCGAGTTCAAGCCCGTCAGGCATCGGAAGCCGCCGGGGTAGGGTGGACAACAGTGCGCTTGACGGTCACTTCCTTGAAGTCGGGAACGTCCGCACCTTTCGCCGGCGCACCCTTGGCGCCGACGCCGGTTTCCATGGCGATCTGCTGCATGACGCTGCGCGCTTCGGCGTGCTGGTTATTGTTTTTGTAGCGATCGACCATGTTGGACAACAGAATCAGCCGCGCTTTCTGATCGGTGTACGGATCCGCAGTCGGGTCGTTCAGCACTTTTTCCCGTTCGCTGCGGAACAGCATGAACAATTCCGGCGGAACGATTACCGTCGTCGGGTCGTTCGCCAGCACGTCGTTTTCGCTGCACTTGACGCCGAATTGCGCGACCAGTTGCAGACAGATGTCGCGCGGAGGCCAGAACGCAGCGAGCCGCTTGACGATGAATTCGCGATGCTGCGGGGTCAGTTCAGCGGCCATCGCTTACCCGGTACGTGTGCCAGCAGCCCACGCACTCGACACGCCCCGGCGCCACCCTCACCGAGACGGAACGCGCGGGCCGCTGACCTGAAAGCATCAGTCGCCACCGAGGCTTGACGGACAGCAGTGACGACTGTGAGCCCGCCGCACGCGACGGGTCGGTGAAAAAGTGACGCTGCACCGTCGCCGAGGCTAATGCAGCGAGAGGACTCCTTTAACTTAGACACCACCGAAACTACGGCGCGCGCCCACGCATGGGCGTTTCCGGCGGTGTACCGGGCCTCGTGGTCCCCGAAGGGATTGGTTGCGGGAGTGGGGCTCGAACCCACGACAACCGGATTATGGGTCCGGTGCTCTACCAACTGCGCTACCCCGCTAAACGAATTCCAATGCCTGCCGCCAAACGACGCGAACGCTGCACCCTATAATGACACCTTAGCGGTGAGGTCGTCGGGTCCGGCGGCAGACTCGGTTCAGAGTAGTAAAGCAACTTTAAGAAAAGGTTACGCATGAAAAACCGAACCGGAGGGCATTCCGATTCGGCCTGATCTGAGCAAAATGGAGGTGGGACGGGGTTACTTCATGGTCGTGGTCTCCGGGACGGGGAGTTGATCGCCAGTGAAGTCTACTGCATCAAGGTAGTTTGTCAACTATCAATTTGACTAAGCACCTTGTAGACATACGCGCGGCTTACCTGCAACAGCGTCGCAATGCGCGCCCGCTTGTATCCCTTGGCTTCCAGGATGCGAATGCGGCGGGGCAGGTCGGACGTCGCCGGGCGCGGCTTGCGCGGCCGATCGGGCCGCTCGCGACGCAGCGTCGCATAGACGGTCGAGAGCGACACGTCGAGCCGTTTGGCAATAGCGGCGGGATGGTGCCCGGCGTCGGAGAGTTTGGTGATGGGGCTGGTCATTCGCCGTCCAGCATGGTAACTTCGCGTCGAGCGAATTGGTCCTCCGCCATTTTCGTTCCAGCATAATAGCGGTGGATCATAGCCGCAGATTCAATTGCCTTTTCGTCATCGCAATTGGTAATTCGTTTGATAATCAGGGCGACGCAATGCCGTTCAGCGTCACCCATCTCCGCCGGTATCATGAGCCGAACCCTCGACCCGCGTTTCGCCGTAGGGCTTCATTCACTGGCCAGTAGTGAGTCTGCCAGCCGCGGAACACGACCCGCGACGATTTTGACGCCACTTCCGGCGTGAACGACGATGCTGGCTTTGGCTTTTGATAATCAGGTGCGACGCTTCCGAACGAAACTTGAACGTATTGGCTGGTAGGGATGTGCTTAAGTTGCCATCCGCAGCATTCACAGACGTCGTCGGCGCCGAAATATGATTCGCCGGAATAAGAATAAAGTCGATGGCGTTCTTCGGCACATTCGCTGCACCGAAGATATCCAAGGCTATCGCAATAGCCGACAATCGGAGCGACCCAAGGCATCGTTCACACCCACTGATCGGCTTTGCGCGCCAGCCATTCGTTAGCTTCGATGTCGGTCATTTCGCCGGCTGCAACCATGTCGGCGAGGTCGGACGCCAGTTCACGAAGCATCTGTTCGCGGCGGGCGTCTTGGCGTTCCATCATGGTCATTTGCCGTCTCCGTCTGTTGATGTAACTACTCTAACCGATCACAGTAGTTTGTCAACTCATAAAAGCAATCTACGCGCATTATTTTACGCCGCTTCCTCCACCACTCGCGGCATCGGCACCGGCAACATGACGCCGTCCGCCGTCACCTGCAAAACCGACGTCTGCGATCGCCCATTCGGCACCAGCACCGCATCAATGCCATCCTCGCCCATGCGAATCCATCGCGCGGCGCCGATGTGCGCCTCGAACGCACGCGGAACGCCGATCCGGCTACCGGGCACCTGGATCACGCTCCCGGCTTCCGCCTGCCACACCCGCTGCACCGGCTGCCATCCGCCTTCACGTTCGGATCCAGTTCGATAGGAAGCGATCAGCGCCGCGCCGGACGGCCGCTCGAGCAGCTTGGCGGGTTTGGCTTCCTCGCTCCCGCCGCCCACGCGCATGTCGTGTTTGCAATGCGGGCAGTCCAGGACGCCTTTCTGCACCGGCTCAAGGCACGCCGGACAGTTCTTCGTCATAGGTGCGTCGCAGGACCAGCAACGCATCGCAGCCGCCGGCACGCGCGCGGCGCAAGCATCGCAGGATACCAATTTCGATTTGGTTTCCTTGGGACGGATGAAGTCGAGAGGGCCGAATTCCGAGGTATTGTCCGCAAAATCGAGCAACAATCCATCCGCTTTGCCGGCAGCGATCGATCGCTCAATGTTCCCGCCGATGGTACGCAAAAGCCGACCGACAATCTGCACCCAAAGACTAAGCGATTTCGTGCGACGGCGACAGACGAGCATGTCCACCTGCTGCACGTCGAACCCCGTGGTGAGACAGTCGACGTTGACCAAGGCGCGCAACTGACCTGCACGGAATGCTTCCACGGTGCGCTTACGATGCGCTGCTTCTGCCTTGGTGCGATCGCCGAGAATTAATCCGGTTGGAATACCCCACTCATTCATACGCTGCGCCATCGCCGTCGCGGCTTTACGACTCGCTTCGAACACTAGCCACGCGCGTCGGTCGCGACCGTAATGCATCATCTGTGCGATATGCTGGTTCATTAGATTCATGAATTGCGCGTCTTGCGAATTGCCGGTGTACTCACCTTGCGCTACGCGCAGTTTTGAAATGTCGAGTGTGTCGTCGATTGGCGCCGAAAATGGCGGGACTAGGTAAAGATCGCGGATGCCGTCGATGATGGAATATCGGTATGGGATTATTTGATAAGGTGCATCTTCGCCAGATGTAATGCTGCCGCCTTGCGTTCGATACGGCGTACCGGTGCCCCCGATAATTCGAACGTCACCGAGCCCGCGACGGAGTTGACGCAGCATCCCTTGTTGCCCGTGTGGGGAAAGATGCGCTTCATCTTCAATCAGCATCGAAATGGGACCGAATGCGTGCGGGTTAGCGTACACGCTATTGATTGAAGCAATGATTGCAGGGCCGCGCCACACCCGCTCGCCGAGCGCGGCACAATTGATTCCCGTCGGGATACTGAGCGATCGAAATGCCGCTGCGGTCTGCTGCACCAGTTCTCTGTTTGGAGCCACCAGTAACACGCGTCCGCCACGGGCAATCTCGTTTTCGGCTGCCATGGCGTATGCAAGCGACTTGCCAGCGCCAACGCACATATCCCACACGATGCGCTTCATGCCTGCGCGGAATGCATTCTCAGCGGCTTCGACGGCTTCTATCTGATGACGACGCGGAGTGGGGCGGAGTTTCATGCGATGCGCGAATAAGTTTCGCCAGCGATTAGACGCTGCACCTGCGCCACGTTGCGTGCGTCAATCTGCATCATAATTTCTTCTGCGGACTGCCCGAGCGATGCAAAATAGCGTGCATCACGTATCTGTTGCGGCTTCAAGCGATCCTCGCCGGCACAGATGACTTTCTCGGCGTAATCAGCATTCAACCAGTTTGCAGCCGCGAGAGGGTTAGGTAATCCCTTGCGCGAAGTGCGGTCAAAGAACCGATTGATAATGTTTTGTCGATCGTCCGGGGCAATACGTTCGTTCTTGCCAAGTGCGCCGATGCGACGGAGGTATGCAAGACCTGCGTTGCCGCCGGGGATCATGTTCAGTCCGAGCGGATACAAAGTATCGCGCGCAACTATACGTTCCTCCATTTCCATAGCCCGCTGCTCTGAATTAGCGTGCGCAATAATCTGATGCATCGTAATTTTCGCCACGCCATGCCATTGTCGGATGGCGCTATGAAATCGATATGGCGACCCGGACTGCGCCGCTCGCAAATGTTCCGCCCAACGTGTACGCCAGCCACGTTTAGTAACGCCTGTATAACCAGCGCCA